GCAGCGCCCAGGATCTCGCGGTTTGGTCACCCCTGCTTTGCAGGAGCCACACCTGATACTTGGTATCAGGGGTCCATGATCTTATAAGAGTTACTAAGTAACTCATTATCTGATCTCCGCGGCGTTGCTCGATCGACGACAAAGACGTTTTTGTAACGTCTCGACTCTTCAACTGTGAGTTCATCATCATAAACCCAGTCAGGACACGCACCTTCACAGAACACTGTGATGTCGTCAAAGAGAATTGCGCCGGGGTCTTCAATGACTTTGGTTAGACCTGAGTCAAACTCAGGAATACCATCCAGTCTCCCTACTAAGTAGAAAGCTGGCCGTACGCATATCACTTTGATTTCTAGATTCCGGGACATTGCTAGTCTAACTAGCTCAGCACCAAGTGCTTGGTCACGGGATATTAGAAAGAGTGTGGTTCTATTCTCTGGAAGGTCCCTTAGGAACTCTTCTTTGATTATAGAATCAGACTCCACCATCAAGTGTAACCTGTCGCGGATTACCCTAGGAAGCCCAACTTTGTTTGCAATGCAGTCAAAGGCGGTCTCTCCGTGGAGGTCGACTATAGAGTTAGAGCTTAGCCATAACTTTATGTCTTCTCTTAGAGTTCTCCGAAGGTTGAACGTGAATCCTAGATTCATCTGGTCAAGCAGGACAGCTTTATCCGCTCTGACTAGGTAATCATCTTGATTTTGCCAAGCAAAACCAGGATTTACCCAGTGAGTGAGGAAAAGCTCCAAGTTTATGTACCGTGGCTCTCTCCCACCGACGCTAAGCGCCCGTGGGACAGCTATGGTTTCATACTTGGGAAGATCCTCGTATCTCACACCTGCTAAGCAGGCTTTGAAATACGCTGACTTCACCATCCTAAAGTAGGTTCTCTGGGGGGCTTCTAAGAAGCCTTTCACTTGTAGTGTTCGGAGAGATGAGTTTGACTCATCAAGCTGAATAACTACACCGTGAGGTTCCAGATACTGCTTTAGGGCTTTACCAGTTGGCAACCAAAGTCCGTACTTGGTACAGACTTGGTCGTGGGTTTCTGATTGAACTAACCGATGTGCCTCCC